AAAAGATCGTTAGTGATGCTGACAAGTATTATGAAGATCGACGCCCTGGTCGTAGGAAACTAAATACTACAGGGAAATCTAAGGGAGGTAGATCTAAGTCCAAGTAAACAGGTTTAGGAGTTAGGGAGATGGACGGCACCACGCTTTTCTTTACATCATGGATCACAATCGCAACACTTATTATTGGTGTGGGGGTTGGATGGTTCGCCTCCTTGAGGTATAATGAGTGGATGGAACACGCATCATATTCCAAGGTTCTTTTTCATCCAGAGATGTATGAGAAAGATGGATCTTTGAGTGATGATAGTGTACTATTCGTAAACCTAGATGATTTTGCCAACGAAGATGATGACTTTGATGAGTGATTCACTATGATTTTGATTGATATGAATCAAGTGATGATTTCTAACTTGATGGTTCAGATCAATAACAGGTCTGAACTTACTATTGAATTGATCCGACATACGGTCCTCAATAGTTTGAAATCATACAAGCGAAAGTTCGGGAAGGAGTATGGAGACCTGGTTCTCTGTTATGACTCCAAGAGATATTGGAGACGCTCCTTCTTTGAACACTACAAGAGCAACAGAAAGAAAGACCGAGAGAAATCAGG